TATTTTTCTTTGTTATTTGAAAATAAGTACATAACTTTGCACCGTTAATTTAAAGGTACAAAAGTAATGAAAAAAATACGAATTGTAGCAGATTTGAAAAAACAAATTGCTAAGGAGTTGGGGGTATCTATCCAAACAGTAGAAACAAGCCTATCTTACTTCTATGATTCTCCTACTTCGAGGGAGGTTAGGAAAAAGGCAAAGGAACTCTTATTACAAGAGGCAAGTAAAGTAAAAATTGAGATTAACACTAATGTAAATGATTCATTATGAAAGAATTAATTAACACCATTGAACAAACAATGTCCAGTTTTGAGATTGCAAAACTGACTGGAAAACGGCACGCAGATGTAATGCGTGACATTCGAATCCTCAATAAAGGATATGTAAATTTACATCTACCCAAAATTGCGTTAATGTTCAAAATCACCGAGTTACCTAATGGGGCAAAGAGAAATGACCCTTATTTTGAATTGACCAAAATGCAGACATTTGACCTTCTGACTGGGTATAACACCGAATTGCGTATTAAGGTCAATCGTAGATGGGCAGAGTTGGAAGCCTTGACACAAATCAAAATGCCCAAATCTCTTAATGTCTATGGAATGGAAGCCCTGCCATACGTGGAATGGTTGCTGCTACATAACTACTCAGTAACCAGTGGGCAGTATCACGCTCGCATTCGCAAGTATCCTCAGCACTTCTACAAGGCGAGTACAGGGAAGTGGTACATCAATAAGGCGTTCGCCGAGCAACTCTTAGAGATTCGTAGTTGTTGCCAGAAGCTCAAAGAAGTGAAGGGCTTGCCACAAATACATCAGGTAACACTCTTTGAAGTGATTGCAGAAGTAGAAGCAGAGCAAGAGAAATTAAATCAACCTAAACAATAGCAAAATGAAAATAGGAGACAGAGTAAAAATAAGCCGATACACTACAGACCCCGCAAAGCAACAAGGAAAAATCGGTACAGTGATAGGTATTTATCCCGAAGACGAAATGACTACCGTGGTAAGAGTAGCGTTTGAAAGAGATATGGGGGCGAGGTTTTCCGCCCTATATGATATAGACTGCTTAATTCCTGTAAGTGAGGACGAATTAGAAGATTAATTTAAAAAATAGAATATGAGAAAGTTAATAAAGAAACTTCTCGCACCATTGGTACGAGAAGTAGTTCAAGAGGAGATTAAAGATATTCGCTCTAATCTTAAGACTCTTTTAGTTAGAGAAGCCGAACGGAAGATTTCGGAAACAAAAAGAAAGTCTCAATAACGCCACGAACAGCCTTTACATCTTCTTCATTTAGTCCTTCCTGCAACTGCTTTATACAAAGCGATTGCATTATAGGAATGAAAGGATGATTAGAATTAATGTTGTAGATATGATACAACATTACTAACAAGTCCCTAAACTCATAAGTTGAGTTATCTAAATACTCTCCGAGTATTTCAATACTACTTTCCATATATGAAAAATTTGAATTAACATGCAAATATATGGAATTTTTCCAAGGCGGTTGGGAACCGCTACAAATTTAACACGTAGTAGGTCGCACCTACCTTGGAAGGCAAACTTCAAAAATAGTTTTTATGAGAAAGTTAATACAAAAATGGATTAAAAAGCAGGTGATACACCATATCAATAGGGATTGGAGTCACCAAGTGATAGAGACGAAAGAAACCCTCTTCGGGATAGTAGTCAAAAGAGAATTGAGAACAGAACTAATGTAAAGATATTATGAATATAAGTCAATTAACAGAAAGTACACCCGAAGATATTTCGATTAGGAAAATCTACTTATATGAAGAGAAAGGGGGAAAATCAGGGCCCGTTCGGTATATAAAAATAGAGATAAGGTATGGAGGGAAGTTACGTTTGTTATGTGACTATGATATAGAATACTATAACACCTCCCCCCTTAAAAAAGCATTGGACTTATTACTTGGAAATAAAGAAACCTAAGACAGTCGAAATGTTAGATAAAATGCTTGAGAAAGTAAGAGCCTTTTCGGGGAAGTCCTTTGAGAGTTGCTCAACCTCAAGTTTCAGCTTCTCAAGTGTAAGTTTCAGCATCTCGTCTTGCATTTGAAACCCTCCTTTATCGCTAAACTCAAGGGCTTCTAAATAGAGTACAAAATAAATTTGAGGAGAATTCCTGCGCATATTAAGGTCAGAAATCAGTCCTAAACGTTGGAATTGCATTAAAATAGCCTGCAACTCATCAAAAGTTGTTTCTGTTTCAGAAAGAAGTTCTTTTAAATCAATGAACATCATAGACTCAAAACACTGCAAGTTACATAAAGCAGTAAGAACACGGTCTTTTGTTTCATTATTTATCATACGGATATATTTAATTAGTTTGAGGCTACAAAGGTAGCAAATTTTCCCCTAATAGGCTAAGAGCCGAAGCAGTATCGCAGCAGGTCGCACCTGCATTAGGGAGCAAGGCGAAAAGTCAAAAAAAATACACAAATGTACGCATACAAAGAAAATATATTATCCATACCTGCACGGCTCCTATACGATGATTGGGGACTGATGAGCTATGACTACTACAAGAAGCTATGTAGCCGTGGTAAGCTCATCACTACCCAACCAGGGAAAGGCTTAGGCAACGAAGCGTGGGTGTCCTTCCACGAACTGCCGGTCGTGAAAGGTGTTAATATCAAGGAGTTTTGCGTGAGAATGTTGGGCAAGCCCGAAGATAGTAAGATCTTACAGAATGACCTCGAACCTCTCTTGGTGCCCGACTTGGAAGCTATCAATTTCTTTTCAAGTCATCGCAAGCCCAACGGGAAACCCCTAAAGATAGAAGAGCAAAGGGAAAAGGCTACCTCAGCTATGATTCTAAAAGCCATTGAAAGCCTCTTTAAAGGGCGTATCAAAAATCCTCTATACAAAGGGAAAAAGGTGGAGATATGGAAAAACATTAGCGAGGCTGTCAATACGCTGAACCCTGAACGTTGGCACTTTGACCTACCGAATAACCCCAGAAGTTTGCAACGCAAATATAACCAGTATCTCAGTGAGGGCTATTATGCTTTTATCCACAAAGGTGAGGGATCTGGTAACGCCAAGGTAGTAACGGAAGTAATGGAAAGACTCTTTATTTCTATCTGTTGTATGCCTAACAAACCCTATATGAGTTCGGTGTATGATATTTATAGGCAGTTTCTTTATGGTGAGATAGAAATCTTTGACAAATCCACAGGTGAACTTTTTAATGTGGAGCAGGACTTTTGCGACGAACATGGCAATATCTTAGAAGTCTCTGAAAGCACCGTAAAGCTATGGCTAAACAAGCCCGAAAATCAGTTGGTTATCAAAAAAGCCCGCAATGGAGAATATGACTTTATGAACAAGGAACGTCCGCACGTTAATCGCCACGCACCGCTTTACTCTATGAGTAAAATCACTCTGGATGACCGAGACCTAATGCACACCAAACTGCCTAATGGAGATAAAGTAATGGCCTACTATGCTTATGATGTGATGAGTACAGCATTAATTGGTATTGCCCATAGTAAAAAGAAAGACAACGAACTATTCTTGGACTGCTTCCGCTCTATGTTTCGCTTTACGGCTCAATATGGCTTAGGCACCCCAATGCAGATAGAAGTAGAGCGACACCTTACGGGCGAACATGTGGAGGGCTTACTCAAAGCTAATAACATTTTCCCATTCGTGAGATTCTGTAATCCTACCAATTCGCAAGAGAAGTATGCCGAGACCATGATACGAGGTAAGAAGTATGGGATAGAGAAAGACAGACACCAAAATGTAGGGCGACACTATGCACGACGAGACAGCAACCGCGTAACTACCCAAAAGATATTTGACGAGTTCAACGACAATTACAAAGATGCTAAAGCCCCTTATGAGGATATAGTAGCAATGGAATTGGAAGAGCAAACCCTCTATAACAATCAGCTACACCCCGACCAAGAGCGGTTCCCTGGAAAGACACGTTTGCAGGTATTTTTAGAAAATGTAAATCCGAACCTACCGAAACTCAACCGAGCCCTCTTGGCGCAATATATAGGCAGATGTGTGCCTACTACCATACGCAGGAACCAATATGTAACAGTGCAATATCAAAAGTACCAATTGCCCAACCCACAAGTTATCTCCTTGCTTTCCTCCTATGAGGTGCAGGCCTATTACTTACCCAATGAGGAGGGCGTAGAGGAGGTGTATTTGTATCAGGAAAACCAATTCCTCTGCGAGTGTAAGCGCCTTAAATCCTTTAACCGAGCCAATGCCGAATGGACAGAAGAGGACAAGGAGATATACCAAGAGCAAATGCATTATATCAAGCAGTTTGACCAATATACCAAAGAAAAAACCGCTGAAAAGCTCTCAAAGGTAGGCACGCTTTCGGTGGAGAAAAAGACGCAAAAAGTAGCCGCTTCTGCCCCTATTGTAGCCTATGAGGGGCAACCCACTACTAACTACAAAGAGTATCAGAAAACGAAAACAGAAACGATAAATAAAGCCTTATTAGACCTATGATCACAACAGAACTTAAAGAGAAAATCATTTTGGCGATTGCCGAAAACAGAAAGAACTACCAATCCGATAGCAAGCACGCACAGAGCTTGGGGATTAACACAGCCCAATACAGTCGTATTAAGAAAGGCGAATTGGAGGGTGTGCTTAGCGATGCCAATTGGGTCAGCATAGCCCGCAGATTGCAAGTACAACTCAAGGACGAACGCCCATGGGTGACGGTGGAAACAGAGACTTTCCAATATATCTATCTACAACTTTCGACCTGTCAAGCGCGCTCCATCTCGGCTATCCTTTGCGATAGGGCAGGAATTGGCAAGACACACACTGCCAAAGTGTATGTGAGCAAGAACAAAAATGCAGTGTATATAGACTGCTCGCAGGTGAAGACCAAACAGAAGCTCATTCGCAAGATTGCTCAAGAGTTCGGTATTGCCCATACAGGGCGTTATGCCGATGTATATGAGGACTTGGTATTCTATGTGAAGCAGTTAGAAAATCCGCTTATCATCTTGGACGAAGCAGGAGACTTGGAGTATCACGCTTTCCTTGAGTTAAAAAGCCTATGGAATGCAACCGAGTACGCTTGTGGTTGGTATATGATGGGCGCCGACGGCTTGCAGGCAAAGATAGACCGCAACAAGGATATTAAGAAAGTAGGGTATGCAGAGATATTTGACCGCTACGGCTCGAAATACAGCCGTGTAAGTCCTGCCCAAGACAACGAAGCGATTACAGCTTTCCTCTTGGGACAAATAGCCCAGATAGGCGAAGCAAATGGCTCTACCCTTACCCCCGAACAGCTCTTTGCGCGTACCAAGGGAAGCCTTAGAAAAGTACGTACAGAAATAGAAAAAGTGCGAGCCGCAGAGGCGATTGGGTAACACCCGCAAACATTTTAATCAATGAGTAAAAAGTGATGATAGTAGAAAACGATACAGAGAAAGCAGTAATACCAAGGGCTTACACCTATGAGGACTTGGCGAGAAAGAAATATAAGACATTGCCTCTGAAAGGGGGATGGAAAGAACACTTAGGGGAGATAGAGCGAGCGGGAAGTATCCTTATCTATGGGGATTCGGGACATGGCAAGACAACTTATGCACTGCAATTAATGCGAGAGTTATGCCAGGGAGAAAAGGTATTATACAATTCCATGGAGGAGTGTGGGAGCCTTTCGCTACTTACTAACTTGGAGCGTACAGGGCTTAAACAGTACAAAAATAGATATTTGGTGTGTGGAGAGCCTTTGGACAAGCTTATACAACGCCTTAGTCGCCCACAACAACCTAAGATAGTATTTATAGACAGCGTGCAGGCTTGTTTTAGAGGACAAAAGGCGGCAGCTTATCACGAACTTATTCGGCAATTTCCTCAAACCCTCTTTATCGGAATTTCACAAATGAGTAAGGGAATGCCCAAGGGAGCTGTAGCGGAGGAGTTTTATTGGTTTTGCCAAAATAGAGTATTAGTGAAAGACTTCAAGGCCTATATTGATAAGACACGAACAGGGGGAAATGAGTTGGAACCCTACATCATCTCCGAAAGCAAAGCGGGGGAAAGAGAGTTAAAAATGATTAGATAATAAAATATGGGAACTATAGAGAAACAAAAGACATTTAGGCAATGCCTGCTGTACTACTTAGATTGCAGTTATAGACAATATGAAGCACTCAGACATGCGTATTTCCTTGCATGGTGCCAAAAAGTGAACGAGCAAAAACGAATAGTAAGTAGGTTAGAGGACCTAACAAATAATGACTATCTCAATAATTGGTATGATGATCAGTGGCACTACTTGGTAGAGTGTAGTATAGAGCGATATTATGGCAAGGCACTCAGAGAGGGCGTCTTTGACAAGGCAGATGTAGAGCTAATGATAATGCTCTCAGCAGAGGACATAAACCATATATATCCAAAAACTCCGTTACAATTTATAAGTAAGTCACGAGCAAGTATATAAGTAATAGTATAGATAATAATAGTACAATGAAACAGCTATATACGGAAGTGCTAAGGCTTGACAACTTCTTACAAGCCTTATCAGAATCAGAGCGAACAATGATACACCAGTATCATGCGGGTTACAGAACAAGTGTACCAATAGTGGTACTGACCATTTACGAATGGATACGAGAAAATAACTGGGAGTCTCCTTACATAAGATACGATCAGGACAGGGTGCTGATGTGGTACAACGAAGACAAAAAGGGATGGGAACCGGTAGAGACAAACAAATTATATAAGGCAAAAGTAGAACGATAATTTAAAAATAGATATTACCATGAGTGTAGATTTATCACAACTAAGTGCCGAGGAGCGTGCAGCACTTATAGAACAGGCGAAAGAGTTAAACGCTAAAGAACGCCAAGAAAAACAAAAATCCTACGAGGCAATGAAAGCCGATGCGATCATCAGCCTTATCACCGTAGCTAAGGACATCAATGAGCGGCTAACAGAGTTCAAACAACATTCGTTTGAGACCTTGGACACGCTGCATGACCTGCTAAAGGAGTACAGCGGGCGACACGCTGATGGTAAGGGTAACTTTAAGGTGGAGTTTGAAAACTTCAAGGTGGAGTACAACAAGCAGGGTAAAGGTTCCTATGATGAGCGAGCCACTGAGGCGGAGAAGTATATCTTTGACTTTATAGAGAGTCGCTACTCTGGAGATTCAGGTACTAAGGAGTTTATCCTCTCGCTATTAGAGCGTAAGAAGGGCGAACTTGACCCTGATAACATACAGAAGCTCTACAAGTATGAGAGCAAGTTTGCCGACCCGAATTTCTCCAAGGCATGCGAGCTATTCCGAGAAAGCTACCAATACAACCACTCCAAGGATTATATCCGCTTTTACGAAAAGGATAAGCACGGCAAGTGGCAGAATATACTCTTACAATTTTCAGCTGTTTAGGCAGTCGAAAATGCTCCTCTGCCCTTAACATGTCGCCAACAATAGAAGGACGCTTTTATGAGACCCCTTAAGGCGGAGGAGCTTCTTTTAAATAACCTTTAAAAACGATTTAAAATGAAAAAAATAGCAACGTTTCTAATATTGTCACTTGTATCTATCTCCTGTAAGTTTAATGATATAGGGGAGATTACAGGTTTTGTAGTAGATAAGGAATTTATAAAAGAGCGTACAACCCCTTTTTATTTCGATGATTTAGGTAGTTTGCCATTAAATGCACATCACCCTGCAAGGTATTACCTATACATAGCAGACAAAAAAGGCACTATAAAAATCATAGTATCAGAGGAGGATTACAGAGAATACAATATGGGGGCGTATGTGAAAGTAAAATATAAAATTAAACATTTATGATAAGTACGAGACTACTAAAGATCCTACAAAGCCTCTTAGGAAAGAGGTTTAATAGCAGAGAGGAACGGATAGCATTCTTATCAGACTTTGCTCAAAGAGAGTTAAGCTCTAGTAAAGAACTAACTGAAGAAGAAGCCTTTGAGCTATTAGACTGGCTGAAGTATAATTACAGCAAGGAGGCGTACTTTGATAGCCATAACGCACAACACCTTAGCCTACTGGCAAAATGCCACGAACTGGGTTGGGTGCAGGAGGATAACCCAAGGATCCCCGACCTTCAACGATTAGGTAGGTTTCTGCTAAGTAAGAGGTGCCCTGTACAAAAGCCCTTAAAAGAAATGACTACTAAGGAAGTCAGTAAGGTAATAGGAGCGTTAGAAAAGATAATTGAGAAACGATATGAAAAGAAGTGACAAAAGACAAGTGACCAGTGATAAATGCCCTCACAAGAACCAAGTCTTACGCACGATAGGAGGGCATTGTACCGTAGAGATAACTGCTGTATTTTGCCAAGATTGTGGGAAGCAACTCAGTAAAACAAAAGTAGAAGTATAGATATGAAAATAGAACAATATCCAAGTTGGTTGGTTCCTGTAGGAATCGCTAAGAGACTTAAAATAATAGGATTTGATATGTCCTGCGAATTTTCCTTACCTTTACACCTATATGGGGATTTCGACATAAGGGAATTAGAGTTTGACTTTGAAAAGGATAACCATAATGACTATATAGATAAATTATCTATACCCACTTGGGAACAAGCCCTCGCTTGGTTCAGAGAAAAAGGCTACTATGGAAACATAGAAGCCACCAGTAAAGGTACTTCTGCCTATATCTTCTTTCCGGAATTAGATAATGGAGAATTTTGGGAGTTCGCCTATGAAGAAACCTATGAAAAATCCCGTGAATTACTTTTACTTAAACTAATAGACCTTTATAAAACAGCAAATCAATGACCTATATAGTAACCATACGCAGTTGTGCCGTTGTGCTAAAGCTGACCTATAAAGGAGGAAAGTTTCAAAAAATGGAAGTCAAAAAAGGCACATTGGAGGGCGAGTACCTCAAACAAATAGGCCTG